GGCGACCCTCATCAACAACGGGGAGCAGATCGGCCTTCTGGTCGTGCCTGACTTCTTCGTCATCACCGACACGACCGTGGTGAAGAACACGTCCTCGGGTGTGCCTGCGGTGGGCTTCTCGTCGGTCTCGTACATCGATGGCTACGGCATCCTGACGGTCAACGACACGTCCGGGCAGTTCTACATCACGGGCCTGCTGGACTTCTCCACCATTGATCCTCTGGATGTTGCCAGCGCCGAGAGCAGCCCCGATGGACTGGTGCGCGTGCTGGTGGACCACCGGGAAATCTGGCTGTTCGGCACCAAGACCATCGAGCCTTGGACCAACACCGGGGCGAGCCCGTTCCCCCTCGAGCGCGTGCCGGGCGCGTTGCTCGAGCGCGGATGCGCTGCGGCCCAGAGCTGCGCCAAAATGGACAATTCCGTGTTCTGGCTGGGTGACGACCGGATCATCTACCGGGCCGATGGCTACCAGCCGGTCCGCATCTCCACCCACGCGATCGAGGAAGTGCTGCGTGTCGGGACGGTGAGCGACGCCTACGGCATGACCTACTTCATGGGCGGGCATCATTTCTACGTCCTGACCCTGCCGAGCCTCGGGCGGACGTTCGCCTATGACGCTGCGGCTTCGGGCGCGGCCGGGATGGCTGTGTGGCACGAACGCCAGTCCGGAACATCGCTCACCCCCGCGCCATGGGACGTGCAGTGCATTTTCGAGGCGTTCGGCAAGACGCTGGTTGGCCTGCAGGGCGGCAAGGTCGCGGAGCTGGACCTCGATACCTACACCGACCTCGGCGAGCCCATCCGCAGCGCCATCGTCAGCGTTCCCTTCTTCGGGGAAGGCACGCGCGCCATGATGGTCGACTACGAGATCGAGTGCGAGTTCGGCGTCGGCGCGACCAGCGGGCAGGGGCAAGACCCGCAGGTCATGATGCGCTTCTCCGACGACGGCGGGGAGACGTGGAGCCCCGACCGCAAGGCCAGCCTGGGGCGCATCGGAGTCCGGTTCATCCGCGCCATGTGGGAACGCCTCGGGGCCTTTCGCCAGCGCACGGTCGAGATTTCCATAAGTGATCCCGTGAAAAGATGTTTCTACGGGATGAGAACCAACATTAAGGCGCTCAGCCGATGATGGTTGGCTTACCCATCCCCCCAACATTCACCACGCCGAATCCGGCCGACCTGCGCTTTAGATATCCCGAAGCGAGCGGCGACGCCGTGTTTGCGCTTCTTCGTGGATCGAATTTCTTTGACCTGTTCGGCGGTGAGTTTGGCCTTCCCTGTGGCGAAGCGAAGGGACAGCCCTTTTGCTTGTCGCCCCTTTCTGTTCCGGTCAACAGCGTTGTCTTTATGCGTCCCGAGGAACAAGTGATCGACGTTCACGCAATGGCGTGTGTCGCAGGTGTGACAAACACACAACCCAGCCGAAATCGGACCATTTGCGTTCTCCCATGCCAATCGGTGCGCGCGACGATTCTTCCCCCTCCAGGAAAGAACGCCATACCCACCTTCGGTCAGTCGCGCCGTCCACAAAATGCACCCAGACGAAGCCGGTCGAGAATAGTGCGCCAGCCGTTCTGCGACGGTCCATTTGCGCGGGACAAGGGATTTTCTGTAAGATTGCATAGCCTCAATTGCTCCAAGAAAGCGATTGCTGGTCAGGGCCGGACCTCGCGCGTCAACGCGAACCGGCCCGCCTTTTATAGCACAACCACAGCGATTAAAGCCATCGGGATTGCCCGATGACTGCGCCGTTTTCCGCCAAGGCCCGCATCGTCAACCCGGATGGATCGGCCAGCCGGGAATTGATCGCGTACCTGCAGGCCATCGGGACGGGCGTCCTGAACCGCACGACGTACACGTTTGCCGAGATCACCCGCATGACGCCGACCCTGGGCGACACGGTCATCTGTTCGGATTCGAGCGTGACGACCATCGGCAGCACCTTGGCCGGCGGCGGCGCATCCATCGTTCAGGCCATCGGCAACGGTACAAATTGGAAGGTTTTTTGATGATCCGCCCCGCAGTCCCGGACGATGCCCGCGCGCTGATCGACATGGGCCGCGAGTTCTTTGCGGAAGCGGGATGGGCCGACAAGGCGGAGTTCTGCCCCAAGTCGTTTGCTCAGACCCTTGGGCGGCTGGCTGACGGCGGAATCCTCCTCGTGTTGGAGAAGGACGGGCAGGTCGTCGGCATGGCCGGCGCGCTCTATTCCCCCGCCTACTGGAACGAGAAAGTGCTTATCGGCCAAGAGCTTTTTTGGTACTGTAAGCCCACTCACCGGAAAGGTGCAGGCACCGAGCTTCTTAAGCAGCTCGAATCCGCCGCCAAGGCGCGCAACGTAAAATTCTTCGGCATGGTGGCGGAGCATGGTCTCCGTCATGAGGCACTAGCCCAAGTCTACAAGCGGGCTGGTTACTCCCTTGCCGAACACACGTTTTGCAAGGCGCTCTGATGGCGATTTTCTCCACCATAGCCGGCATGATCGGCCAGCAAGGCGCACAAGCCGGCGGCGACATGGCCTATGGCGCGGCGACTCAGGCCGCGAACCAGAACCTTCAGGAAGCCCAGAAGGCGCGGGCCGCTGCCTCGCCGTGGACCAGTTCCGGCACGTCGGCGGTCGGCAAGATCACCAACCTCCTCGGCCTCGGCACGCTCACGCAGCAGGGCAACAACCAAGGGATCTACTGGGTAGATCCGACCGACGCCAAGGGCGTGCAGCAGCGCGCCATGGCGGATTTCCAGACCGACCCCGGCTATCAGTTCCGCATGGATGAGGGCCAGAAGGCGCTCGACCGGTCGGCGGCCTCGCGCGGGCTCCTCCGCTCCGGTGCCCAGCAGAAGGCCATTACCGACTACGGGCAGAACGTCGCCTCCGCCGAATACGGCAACTATTTTGACCGGCTCCTAAAGGTCTCGGGCATGGGCAGCGAGTCCACGTCGGCCGCCAACAACACGTCTGCCGGGCTCACCAGCAGCGCCGGAAACTACCTGACGCAGGGCGGCATCGCCCGTGGCTCGGCCTATGCTGACGGGGCCAAATCTTTGGCTTCTGGCATCGGGCAGGGCGTCAATAACACGCTGGCTGCCGCTTACATGGGCTGGAATAAGAACAGCGGGGTATTCCGGTCGTGACCGGCCTAGTAGCACTGCACGCTGGTTCCGAAGCGGTAGCAGTTCAGGGCCGGGCGTTGGGCGCCGAGGGGCTGGATGGGTGGCATTCCCGTCGAGCGATTCAGGATGCTGGATGCCACAATGGCGTTTCCGGGGCTGATATTCCCCCGGCTGTCCTCTGCGTCCCCGACCTTCTGGCGGACCTGAGCCATGGCAAGCCGTGCCTCGGCTTCGGTCATCTTGCCGGCCGTGACCTGCTCAGCGACGAAATTCCCACTGGCAATGTAGACTTCCTTCAAGTCGCCGGGGGCTTTGCTTTTGGCGACCTCTCCCCGGACGCACGGCCAAGCCGTGGCGAAGGGCTTCGTGTCGTACCCGCAATCGCTCATGAATTGGGAGAGGCCCGGCCCGCCGCAGGCAGCGACGCTCAGGGCCAACGCTATGGCTGCAATACGCATGGTTTCCTCCGCCCCGACCCAGCATCCGCCGGTTGCGCGGCTTTGGCAAGAGGGAGCCTGTAATGGCGGGGATCACCTTCCCGAACGTCGCGGGCACGCTGGCGCCCCTGATGCAGCTGGATCTGGCCTCGGAGCGCAATGCGCTTGAGCGGGAACAGGCTCGCCGGGCCAACGAGGCAGAGGGCCGCGCCAAGGAAGCTGCGCCGCACATCTCCGCCGCTCTGGCGGGGGACCGCGAGGCACTGAACCGCGTCGCGACGGCCTCCCCGGAAACCGCCATGAAGCTGGCGCCGCTTCTGGAGCGCCTGGATGCCAGCAAGCGCGCCAAGGTCAAGGAAGACGCGGAATTTATCACCACTACCGGCATGGCGATCCTGAACGCCCCGCCGGAGCAGCAGCCGCAACTGTACGCCCGCGCCCGTCAGGAGGCCGAAGCCAGCGGCCGGAACGTGTCGCAGTGGCCGACGCAGTACGATCCGGGCTGGGTCAAGTTCAACGTGGACAAGGCGATGCCCGTTGCCGAGTTCTACAAGCGCTCTGGCGAGGGTGTGACCTTCGCGCCGCCGGTCGGTGGTGCGCCGGCTCAGGCTGGTGCCGGTGGCAGCGTCATTGACAGATCAATGGCCGCAACCTCGACCCTTGAATCGGGCGGCCGTTATGACGCCGTGGGACCGGTTGCCAATCCGAAAGGTCAGCGCGCCTACGGCAGATACCAGATCATGGATTTCAACGTCGGCCCGTGGACGCAGGAAGTGCTGGGCACGGCGATGACGCCTCAGCAGTTCCTTGCCAGCCCGCAGGCGCAGGACGCCGTTTACAAGGCCAAGATGGGCCAATACATCCAGAAGTACGGCAGCCCGGAAGCGGCATCCCGCGCATGGTTTGCGGGCCCTGGGGGCATGAACAACCCCAACGCAAAGGACGTGCTGGGCACCACGGTTCAGGGCTACGGGCAGAAGTTCGCTCAGGCCTACGGCCCCGGTGCCACCGGCCCGCAGATCGCACAGGGCGACAGCATCCCCGGCAGCCCCGCATCCGGTGGCGGCAACGTCCCGCCCGCAATGGCGCCACTGCGTGGCCTTCAGTTGCCTCCGGGCGCCCGCGTGGCCCTGCAGGGCGGCGTTCCCATCGTGAAGGACGGGACGGTCCTGTACCTCGATGCCAATGGTGGCTGGGGTGCCGTGCCGCT